TAGAAACACGAAGGTCTAATTTGGCAACGGGCGCAGAAGTTGCTATCCCAACATTTCCCGAGCTATCGATTCGTAGGCGCTCTGCTGAAAGTGTTTCAAACGCTAACGAATCTCCGGTATGCCTGTAAACTATTTTGCCTCTTCCTGAAGTTCCATCTGAGAAAAGTATTTGTTGTGTTGCAGATGAATCAGTGGATTTAATTTCAACATTGCCATCATTGTCAACAGTGACAATTTCTGCGCTGTTATCGGCTTTTCTGATTTGGACTCCGTTAGTTCCACCATAGAAATATGTTCTGGTGGCATCTACCTGGAGTACGTTATGCCCACCACCTTTTATGTAACTATTTACGTTAGGTAAATTGATATTTCCTGCAACTGTAAGTTTATCACTAGGCGACGATGTACCAATCCCAACATTTCCCGCGCTGGTGATTCGCATGCGCTCGGTGCCACCATTAACATGCAAAGTTAAAGCATTAGTACTATGAGCGTATTGAATAGATCCAGTACTGTTAGAATTAGCATCGCCAAAATAGATGCAATTACTCTGATCGTTAGGAGATAAAAACTGTAATCCAGCAGTCCCGTTAGATTCAAGTGATGCGATTGAGCCAGCCCCTAGACCTCCGCTGTAACCGCTAGATCCACTTTTAACGTCCAAGCTTACTCTTGGGCTTGACTCACCAATGCCGACGCGACCCGAGCTGTCGATTCGTAGGCGCTCGGAGGAGTTCACATAAAAAGTTAAATTGTTACTGCTGTGATGATACTGAATAATCCCCTTTGTTTCATTAGCCCCAGTTCCATCAGAGAAGTTGATTGATCCAGCATCACTTGTACCAGAAACAATGGTCATTCCATTATCGCCAGAAGTAGTGCCAATAACTAAATTATCTGCATAAGATATTGCGTTGTCTGAAGTCGTCGTACCAACCAACAGCCTGCCCGAGCTGTCGATTCTCATTCGCTCGACGGCGTCGGTGCGGAAATGCATGTGGTTAGTGGAATGGGCATACGCAATCATTCCACGATATGAGTTCACATCAGAAGATGTGCTATCACTAAATGAAATACCACCAAAACCACTGGTTGAAGATCGAATTTCTATACCCGCAGAAGAAAGAGACGTATCACCAACAGTTAGTTGTCGGTCGGCATTACCTGAAGGTGAGGACGTAGCAATCAAAACCTTGCCCGAGCTATCGATTCGCATTCTCTCCCCCGAGCCGTCAACAAACCGAAACGCTCCAGTGCCTCCTGTTTGGAACGTAAAATTACCGTTAGATCCATTCGTGCATTCAATATAATGTCTGCGAGTAGTGCCTCCAGTGAATTGAATGCTGCTAACGTTTGAGCTGCTGTCGGTAGAACTAATTGAAATACCTGCGTTTCCAGTTTCATTGACAACTAAATTACTGGCATAAGAGCTATAACTGCCTGGCGACGCCGTTCCAATCCCAACATTTCCCGAGCTGTCGATTCTGAGTCTTTCCGCACCAGCTGTATCAACAGAAAATGTATCAGCAGCAGGGAACCTAATAAACGTATTAGTGTCACCGCTATGAATGATCTTATCTGGAATGGTTAGATCACCAGTCAGCGTGCCACCAGCCTTCGGCAACGCCGCATTGGCCAAGTCAAAAGATGTCTTGACTGAATTTGGAGTTGCAGCAGTTGTAGTGCTAGTGCTTGAAGTCGAATTAGTAAGAAGAGCACTGCCCAGGCTGGTTGCATCTAAAACTTTTGTCCCATTGATTCGATATTCTTTAGCGTTGGCAATATTAATGTGCTCGCTAAGTGTCCACGCTCCAGTGCTATTTACCCAAGCAATTGTCTTATCAGTTGCGCCCTTAAGCGTAATTCCACCGCCATCAGCAGTAGTGTTGCTAGGTGATGCAACACTGCCAAGCTCAAGGTTTTTATCGTCGATCGTGACAGTTGTGCTTTCAACCGTTGTCGTTGCACCCTGAACCGTCAGGTCACCAGAAATTACGACGTTACCGCTGGCATCAACCGTGACACGTTGCGTTCCACCAGTCGTAATCCCAACGGTATCCGTGCCAGCAAGATAAATACCGTTTGCCTGGTCTGAGCTAAACGCCAATGCTGGTGCGGCTGCTGTTCCATCAGGCAGCGTGCGGAACAAGTTGGTCGATGTGATCTTCTTCGTTTCATCCGTGCTTATGTCAACAACAGGCAGCACATCATTTGCCGCTAGAGAGCTAGCAGCATTCAGTTCGGTGATCTTGATATTGGCCATGGTAATTACGTTTTGATGACGTACATCATTGCAACGTTACGTGGACGCGCCTCCGTGCCGCCATTGCTGCTAGTCGTAGCCGAAAAAGTGTGATTATGACTGGCGTCCATGTTGACTTGACGGCCATTGTTATCATCATGACCTTGAAGTGTGCCAGTCGCGCCTCCGTCCGAAAATACGCCGGTTGGATTAATCTGAAAGTTGGCCCCTGGCCGAAAAGAACCTGTCAAGCTAGCCGTGCTTGTGGTCCCACTCGCGCTGTGATTGTGCTGCTTGTTTTCGTCTGCCTGTGACGTACCAAAATTGCGCCCACTATCTACGCCACGACTATCGTCCCAGCCGCGCACAAACTCACCACGTAAATCTGGAACGTTGAACGTGCTGCTGCCATTACCAGCTCCATGCGTTGTGCCGATAATCGTGAACAAACCCGAATACGTCGTTCGGCTAATTGCAGCACCGTTGCATTTCAAATAACCACTTGGGGCGGTGGTCGTTGCCATCATGTGGACCGAACCAGTCGGCACGGCCTGAGGCAAAGCAACAAAGCTCAGGTTGCCGCTGCCATCTGATTGCAGTACATCGCTTGCATTGCCATCACTGCTTGGCAAAGTCAGCGTGACATCGTTGGCTACATTCGATGGAGCCTGAATTGCAATAAAATTGCTGTTGCTGGTGTCGCGTAGCCTCAGTGCTTTGCGATCCCGAATCGTGATGCCGTTGCTGTCGAAGTGAGCACGTCGCGTCCCACCAGTAACGATGCTGAAATCGTCCGCACTGTTCTTGAAGAATCCAGTGTTCGTGTCTCCGGTAAAGCTGATCGGCAGACTGCTTACCGTTCCAGCAGGTATGGCAACATTGCCAGTAAACGTAGGACTAGCCTTTCCTGCAAGACCTAAGTTTGCTTCAGAAAGCGTGCCAACAGTAATAAAAGCAGAGTCAGCAGCGTTGCGGATCTTCAGCGCATTATTGCTCGTGTCCGCAAACCACATAAACGCTGAGGTTACGGCTGGTTCTGACGCTCCAGAGTTATTGCTAAAAAGCGCATCCAAATTATTGTTCAGGTCAGCACGGACACTGCTTCCCGAGGCGTTTTGTATCTGCTGGTCAGATTGTGCCATTAACCTCGTCCAAACCCGACAGCGTTCCAGCGCACCGCTTTGACGATCCGGCTGTTACTTGAATTGTAGACGGAGATGTCAAAACCAGAACCACTGCTGTCGTTTGAAATGATGTAGTAGTCAGAGGTGTTGGTTGCGTCAAAGATAATTCCGATAGACGGCTTCACGTAGAACTGGTTGCCTGTCCCAAAGCTAACGGTTGTTCCTCCACTGGCGCTAGTCGTAACTGCACCTGACAGGCTGCGATAAGGCATCAGTGCCTTAACACGCAGCTGATCAACCGAAACTTGAGCGGTATTATCGCCAGTATCAAGCTCGGCTTTCAGCTCAAACGCACGGCATTTGATCTCTGCATTGTTGAAGTGACGCCAAGACGTAAAGTTTGCGTCAACGTAACCACTGCCTGGTGGTGCAAGTTCCGTCGTGCGAACGTATAGCTTCACATCACAGGTGGTTGGAGTCGTGCCATCAAAATCTGCGATGGAGTCAAAGTCAGCAGCGTCGTCAATTAGGTCAGTAGCTGGGAAGTAAGACCGAGCGCGAAGGGTGCTTTCAAGTCGCAAACTACCAACGTGCGTCAACGTAAACGGATTGCCATTGAACGCATATTCACCAGTTGTATGGAGCACTGATCCATTTGCTGCCATTTCTAGTTCTTCGTCTGAGCTGTCAACACTGAGATTTGTCTTTGTACCAGGGAATGTCGGATCTTCTGTTGCCGACAACGCTGAAACTTCTTCTGTGCTTTCAAGCTCAGGTTTGGTGTATTCAATCAATGCAAAATTCTGACTTTCACGACCGCCAGAGTCAATGAACTTCATTGAATACGTTCCAGACTTCAGGTCTGCGTAGGCTTCTGTTGCAGATCCTGCAATTTCTTCAGAAATACTGGTTGAGTTGCTCCAAGTAACATTTGAAGTATTTGGGGAATGGCGCAATCTGACGTGACCACCATTCCGCACATCAAGATCAAGTGATTGACGCCAAGTCAGCTTGGCTTGCCCATTAACGGGAATCATGTCAAAACTAATGTAACCAGGATTCACTCCGCCACCTGACAATGTTTCGTTAGTCTCAAGTTGAGGTGGAGCTGTTTTCCCTTGAATTGAAAAACTTTCGGTTGAGACGATACTGCCGCGATTCAAATAATTTCTTGCTTGTATTTGAACCCGAAGAGTGCCCGCACGAATATCGCGAATGGTTACTGAAGGAGAGGAAGTGACTAAAGTCTCAAAGTTATCGTCATCTATGCGGTATTGAACGCGAAACTCACTAATATTTATTCGATCATGCTGCCAACTAATCGACGTGCCAACAAACACACCTTGACCTGTTTCGTATAAAAACTCTTCAGATGAAATTGTCCCGACTGGATTTGGAATGGCAGATAGATTCGTAATGTCTCGATTGGTTAGCTCGTTGTCAGATTCAATAGCGTTATAAATTGTGGCGTTATAGGCAACAGCACTTACTCCATAGACACCCTTTCCTGATTCAACGACAGAAAGAACCCTAAATTGCTGAGACAAAATATCTGATGTTTGTACTAAAAACACTGAACCAGCCGCTGGAGCTTGGCTAAATGCAGCCGTAACATCAATAGTTGCTGTTCCGTTTGTTTGAGGCTGAATGCCACCGGCAGGGATGCTCCGCGTTTCAGCAATACCACTTGCCAGCATTACCGATAGTTTTGGATCGTTAGTGCTGCTTGCCGTACTAACCGCAAGGTTCGTGCTGCTGTCTACGACCACTTGAGTAGCTGTTGCAGAACGGACTCGACCACTACGTCTGACGCCAGATCGAACTGGATCGGCAATGTCTATGACGTGACCTGGGCGCAGAATAATACCGCTATCTAAGCCAACTGCAAACTGGCACGTTTCTGTCAAATTCTGCTCAGATAGTAATGTCCATTTGCCAATTCTGTGCGCTTGGCCTTGGCTATAGCAACCAATAGCTTTGATGTTTTTATTGATAATCCCGTACTTAGCGACGGCCTCATGATCCTCTACATACTCATATTCTGTATCGCCTTGAGTGTCGTAGTTTTGATAAGCAACCGTTGCAACAGTGTGACGGGCCTTCTGAGCCGTCCCAGAGTATTCAAAGTTGCCGTTAATTACGTTTGACGGACCAAAGGCGTAAATAGCATCTGTTGGCCTGTCTTGGCCAAGAACTAATGAGCCAGCGCCGTAATAAGCAATGCCACGAAAAATAGCTGTCATTTCTTGAATGACGTTATAAACTTCATTACGAGTATTGATCAACATATTTAGGCTAAAGCGAGGTTCTTGTCCTCCCTTGCCGTCATCAACTAAAGCGTTGCAATACTGGCTGATAGAGAAAAAATCGTACTTATCAAGCGAAGATTCGGGCACGGAACACCCGTACCTAGTGTCCGTAAGAAGATCGTATAAGCACCAAGCTGGGTCGTTTGTCCAAGTTGCCGCCTGAAACGTTCCATCCCAAATTCCCGAATAGGAAATCCTTCCAAGATGCGTAGTTGTATCTACCGTCGCATTACTTGGAATCTTGATCTTGATGCCTCGAATCAAATACTTGCGAGACGGAATATTGCTAAACTCGCGGGAATCAAATCTAAGCGCAACAAGCGCAGAGTTTGGATAGCTAAATTTGTCCTCAATAATTTCAGTAAAACTTTGAAAAATAGTTGTGCTGGCACGTTTTGTACTTGTTTCGTCAGCACTGACTCGCACCATGCGAACTTGCACGTTGGTGCTACTTGTCAAGCTAATCATGTAATCACGCTGATACCTATTGCTGCTTTTGCCGCTAATTGTGTCTGTAATTACGTCGTTAAATCCACCGCCATTATATTGAATTTGTATTTTTATTTGGACGCTATGCCCGACAATGTCGCCATCATCTTCAACTTTTTGTAGCCCAGGAATCGTAAGAGTTATACGAAGGCGATCAACTCCTAATGCAATAACATTACGAGTGACCGGGGTGCTGTTGGTTACTTCAACGCTGACGCCTCTTTCGACTTGCGTTGAAGCAAAATCTCCTGGGATATGGTTTTGCGCTTGAGTGCCGTTGCGTGTAGTAACGCTGTAGCCACTGAAGTTATTGCTGCCATCTGCATTTTGGACTGGCGTACTATCTAGAAATATACTTTTATTGCCATCGTCTAAACCCTGAATTTCGCCTTCGCTAATTAAATCCAAGACATTTGCAAACTGGATCGACTGCAAAGTGTCATCCGCTTCAGTAGGCGTGCCACCACCACCGCCGCCTTTGCCGCCACCGCCGCCAGCGCCAGCAATGTATTTAGTCTGTGTCATGCTTGTTTCTGGTCAACGTCAAGGCTGCTAGACAGCACTGCTGCTCCAGCAAACACTCTCCCATAGGCTATCGGCACTGGCAGCCCTTGCTTTGAGGTATTCACAACATTGGAGAATGTAAACGACTCAAGTTGAGCTGACTCATCAAGACTGGTTGGCTCAGGCTGGGGCGAAAGCACTTGAGCAACGCCTAAAAGCACCAAACCGATACCGATGTTGCCTGCCAATACAGCCAAGCTACTGGCTAACGCAAAACCTGGAGCGGCAACCATGGTCGCAGCAGCGCCTGTTGCTGTAAAGCCACCAGCTGATAGCGCAAAACCAGCCCCAGGAGCAAGAATTGCAAGCGTGATCAATCCAATACCAAGGGCAATCGTGCCAAAGCCTCTGCCTGCACCTGCAATAACAGGCGTAATACTAAAAACTTCTTTATCGCTCCAAGGCATCACTAACGGGCTCAAGTCATCAATAACGCGCTCCTTCCCAATAGTTACTCGATAACCAACGCCATCTTTTTCGCTATCCATCAACCATCTTTCAAGCCCAGGAAAGTTGACGCATAAAGCTTTCAACGCTTGTGCTGGTGTCGCTACGTCAAATTCAAATCGACACTGACCTAGCCGTTTTCTAAGTGCGCCGTAGACCTTAACGACTTTCATGCCTCAAGGCGCAAGCAGTGCTCTTCCCATAGTAACCGCCATAAAGATCCCTGCTAGACAACCTGCCTTGCACATGATGCAAGATTTGCTGATCCCCCAAGTAAATCGCAGCATGGTTTGGCAATGGCGAAACCAGTTGCATTAACAACAGGTCGCCGCGTTGCACGTCTTCAACTGGAATCTTGCGGAACCCTTCTGCTGCAAAATTGTCTAGATACAGATTTTCGCCGCGATTCCAAAACTTGTCACGCCTTTCATAATCCCGTAAGTCCAAATCCCACTCTCTTTTGTACCAGTCACGCACCAGCGTGTAGCAATCAACAACGCCAAAGACAAATTCACGCCCCACGTAAGGCAGTTCAAAGCCAGCTGGCTCGCAGCCTCCCCAAGCCTCAGTATTGGGGTTAACAATGAACCAGGGCAGTTCTGATTTTTCGCACGCAACCTTGTCAGCCACTGATGGCTCCGGCTTGGTTTTTGGATGACTATGCACAATTGCAACCACCTCTCCTTGGTCTTCAACAACGTTCCAGCCGCTAAGAACAAAATGCTCGTCAGGCGTTTCAGCGATGTTTTGACATTGAAAATACTTGCGTCGTCCTTTGACTACAGCAACCAATCCGCAACACTCACGCGGAAACTCCTCTTTTGCGTGCTGAAGGATTTCAGCCTTTAGTGCGGCTGTCAGCTTTATCACTTGGTTAAACCAGCTCCAGGGAACGATCCAAACGGAAGTTCTGCATTATCACCAAAACGGCACTTACAACTGGCAACTCGTTTACCGCATACATCCTCAGCATCATTCGTTACGCCCTCATTGTTTACATCAAACCGGGTGTAGGTAATACCATCAATCTGTTTACCTGGCCCGACAGCGGGATTGTAACTGCACTCTGATGACTTGTAGATCCACTGACAAACGTTCGCGATGATCTGACGTTTTGGTAGTTTTTGCCCCGCTAGGTCGAACTTGCTGGCTAGCTCAAACGTTACTGAGTTACGCGACTCGTTTGCTTTGCGATCAATAAACCATCGCTCTTGCGGAAACTCAGCGTGAGGATCAGCTACCCCGCTCGGATTATTAAGCCGACTGAAATTAAAGGTATCTCCAGCTTGCGTTATTAACGTGTTTCCGTCTTGCGTAATAGCGGTGTCGTCAAACCGAAAGTTGGCGTCATCGAGGTATTTCTTTAGAGTGCGAATCCTGCGAACCTCAGCCCCACCAAGGTCATTGCCTGGCGTCGTTGCATTCACCAATGCAAGCAAAATAGTCATTGTGCCGTCTAAATTACTGACGGTTAATGTTGGACGCGGCAACGTTCCAGTGTTGGAATATTCAAAACCATCTGCTGCGATTGGCAGCCTGACATACTCCAAAGAGTTAAAAACTACATTCGCTTGTATTTTGTTATTGGACATACCGTTGTGAAAACGATATATGTCTGAACTGCCATGCAGACTGTTATCTAGACGTAATTCAAAGAGTTCAATGACTGCACTTGGAGCAAGTTTTAACAGCTCTTCGTAAACGCTGCTTATTGCAGTCCATGTCGCACTGCCGTCCACAACGGTGCTGCCTACATCTGTTGGCCAACTGGGTTCAGTGCTGGCAGATGTTCCAGCAGCCGCACATTGAAAGAACAAGCCGGTTGCTTGCTCTGTTGTGGCGCGGCGAATGTCACCAACAGAAAATGCGGTACTAGCAGCCCAAGCAGCAACAGCCATTACGGTTCAAATACTTCGCGGAACGTTGTCTGAATTGTGGCGCGGTTTAGGTACGGAATTGACTTGTTCCACTGCTCACAAACGAATTTAGAACTACTGCCCTCGCCGGGTGGTGTGAAATCAAAGCTTGCATTATCAACAGCCCGTGCATCTAAGAACGTTTCAATAGTGTCGGCATCAGTCTCAGACACTTCAAACGTTAGGTTGAAAACCTTGGGGTTTTGATTCAGTCCAAACGTCAATCTGGCTTCATAGCCATCAGAGAACTGCACTTTCCGCACCACAGGGGCACTGTTTTTTTGTGTGCCGTAAGTTGGTGTGATTGAGGGGAATACAGCCATTAGCGGGTCAACAAGCCTCCAGGTCGTTTTTGCTTGATTAGCTCTTGTTGAACCGCAATACCGATTGCCTTGCCAAGTTGTCCGGCTTGATCGTTATCACCTTCAACATTAGAACCAGAAGCATCGACGTTTACGGTCACGTTAGCGCCACCGCCTAGTGATCCATTTGGCGCGATGCTGCCGCTACGACCTGGACTGAATAGTTCGGGGCCGCGTTCCCCAACCATGTAAGACGTGCCGCTCTTTACGGTGCCGCCAGAAGCTCTCCCGCCGCCGAACAGCATTGAAAGGATTCCACCAGCCGGTCCCATGCTGCCAGCCACGCTAAACAGTTGGTTGATCCCTGAGCGCAATAACTGATTGGCAAGGTTCTTCAAGATATCCATGGCAGATTCACCAAGAGACTTAGTCCCTTCAATTGCAGCAACAATCGAATCAGTGACGTTGCTCTTGATTGAGTCGCCAACCTGTTTGTATTTTTCTTTCAGATCATCTGCTGCTTTTTGCTGTGCGTCGGCAGCCGTTTTTGCAGCTTTTGCACCATCTTCAATCGTTTTGTTATATTCAGCAGCCGATAGCGTTTTGTCATCAAGAGCAATTCTTGCCGCAATTTGCGCGTTTACATCTTCAATTGCAAACCCGTTAGCGTTCCTTGTGATTTCGGCTAAATCAATGTTTAGCTGAACACTGCGCTTTTCTTCTTCATTAAGAGCGGCAGCTAAAGAAGTCTGATCTCTTAAAGACTGAACACGATCTCTTGATAAATTTGCTAGATCTTGGACCTTTCCCCCTTCAGAACCTTCCCCTTTTGGCGCAGACCCTCCTTTTGAGCCGCCAGACAGATCTTTCAAGAGTTCCTCTACACGTTTCCTTAGCGCCAAGACTTCAGGGCTTTCAGTTGTTAAATTGGTTGTCGTGCCAGCGGCAGCTTTTGCCGGTCCACTGATTGCCCCCTTAATCTTTGGCTCATTGCGAAGCAACTGAAGGAATTTTTTATCACGATCGTTATCGTTGCTAAATGGATTAGTTAGGCCGCCAAACCCTGCCTTTTCCTGCAACTCTTTGCGTCGATCTTGGCCAATTATTTCGTCAATGCCCGAAAGGCCGCGACCAAACCCCCCTCTTAAGTCCCCACTCTTAATTACGTCGATTGCAATTTGCTTGTCTTTTGACATGCTAAACATCATGCTTAGCGTTGTAATCGCAGCACTTGCGGCATCAATTACGCCACCAATCAACACAAGAATACCGTTTATTGCTGGGCCTAACGCTACGTCTAATTTTCTTACTAAGCTGCTAATTTTGTTTGTTATTTTGACAACTGACTTTGACACCGTGTCGCCCATTGTCTCTGCTGCTTTGGCAGATTGTCCTGATTTTGTTCTTTGATTGTCTAGGTTTTTATTAAAGGTTTTCATGTTGCCGCTAGCAATCGGCAAGATTGCTCCAACAGCCTCAACGCTGCCAAACAGCGTAGTCATTGCTGTCGTGCTTCCTCCTGTCTTTTGCTTTATTTCGTCGATTACGCCGCCGAATCCTTTCGTTTTTAGCCCAGCTGCGTTGAACTCAATGCCAAGCGCCTTGGCAAGCTTTTCAGCCTCACTCGATGGTTTTAAGATTGAAGCAATGCCTTGACGTAGGCCAGCAAACGTTGATTCGACAGGCACGCCTGAAGCAGTTGTTGTGGCAATCGCAGCATTTAGTTCGTCAATACCAATCCCTGCTGCCGATGCAATTGGTGCAAGCCGACCAATCTGGACTGCATACTGTCCAACAATAATTTTGCCATCGTTCTGCGTTTGGATAAAGCCATCAACCAGCTTTGCTGCCTTGTCTGCACTTAACCCATATGAGTTCAATACGGACGTTGCTGCATCAGAAACAGTCGCAACGTCTGACATGCCGCCGATAGCGCCTTTCAAAGACGCTTCGAGAATTTTGGCATTATCACTAGCGTCACTAAAACCAGCGGAAGCAACGTCATAAGCAGCCGCCATTAGCTGCGTTGTACTCGCTAACCCGTCACTTCTTTTTGCAACCCCTTCAAGCTGTTTTTGTAGTTCTTTGGCATTAACGCCAAGAGTCTTAACGGCAGCGGCTGCCCTGTCTGCTTCTTGAAACCCTTGAAAGATTTTACTGACAACAGCAAAGCCTGCTAAGGGCAAAAGTGCAGCCTTAAGTGCCACTCCTAATGCGTTTACACCTTTAGCCGCCCCACGGGCTCCAACGCCTACGCCAATAAATTTTCCCTTTGAATCTCTAAGCCGACCGTTTGTATCACGGGTTGCACCCTCTAATTTCTCTGTTTCTTTCGTAACCTTTTTTAGTGGCCCAACTGCGCCTGAAGCGTCAACAAGCAGCTTAATAGTAGATTCCGCCACGACCGCACCAGCACTCGCTTAATCCTACCGCCGACTGGACTTGGCGCGATCCATTGCTTCCTTTTCTTTCTCGCCCTTCAATTCGTAGTAAGCAGCAAAATGAACAAACTCCGCATCGGTTAATTCCGTGCGAAGTCTGCTCACTGTCATGCCTAGCTCGCAGGCCAGATGGAACTCAAAGAAGAGCCAACTATCCTGCGCTAGTCGTTTTTTGCTTCTTTAAGATCCTCGTCGCCCCCGAGGCCAAACAAGAACAGCTCAACTTCATTCAGTACTGACTCAGGCAACTGGCGTTGCAACTTCGGAGCATCAGCAGAGGCAAACGCCTTGGTGCCATCCTCAAGTTCTGCCTTTTGGCAAAGCATGTAAGTGCTGATGTCTAGAGCTTCATCGCTTTGCGCCATTGTCTGGGCAACCTTGCGATCCGCTCTTGTGATCGGGCTGAAATACAAGTCAACGACAGAATCACCTGACGCATTCTTCAAAGCAAATTTACGGCGTTGGTTGAGGTCAAATGCCCCAACCAACAAATCAACCGTGCGAGTCTTTGACGCTGACATTCAGCAAACAAAACATGTATGCCCTAAAGCATAATGCAAGCTGCTCAATTATTGAAGGTTTCCTGCAATTGCGCCGCTAGTCACAAAGCTGCAACTAACAACAACAAGATCGCCAACGGTAGAACCGATTTCCATGTCAGTAATGATGCCCGCAAAACTTACGGAATCGCTGCCAGCAGTGGTGCCAGTGGTAAACAGCTCAAAAGTGGCGTCCGCAGGATCCGCAGTAGTCAACACGTCTTCTAGGAATCCGGCTTGACCAGTTGCGTCAGGGTCGTAGACCAGCTCAACGGTGCCAGAACCTGAAATCATGGTGCCAATAAAACTACGGAAA